TTCGACGGAGTCGCCAGCACGGTTACCAAGATCACAGATGTCGACTACCCGACTGTGACTGTGCCTGGGGTCGCCTTCCTCGACGGCTACTTCTTTGTCATGGACGCAGCCGGCGTGATTTACAACTCCGACCTTGAGGCTCCCCTCAGTTGGAATTCCCTCGACTTCATCCGGTGTGAGGCGGAACCCGACGGCGGAGTCGCCATTGCCAAATACGAGAATTACATTGTCGGTTTCGGTCGCTGGACAACCCAGTTCTTCTATGACGCCGCCAACCCGCTGGGCTCGCCCCTCTCCCCGATCGAATCCTCCACCATCCAAATCGGCTGCGCCAATGGCTACAGCGTTGTGCAGTTCGACGGGAAGCTCGTCTGGATGGGGAACAGTCGGGAGAAGGGCCGAGGGGTCTACGCCTGCATGGGGTCCATGACGCCTGTCGAGGTGTCTGATCCAAACATCTCCCGCATCCTGAACGCCGACAATCTCGCCGAAGTCTACTCCTGGGGTGCAGGTTTCAGCGGGCACTCCCTCTACGTCCTGTCCCTTGTGGCGAGCGGCATCACACTCGTCTATGACTTCTCGACAAAGGCTTGGAGCCACTTCACTCGCCGTGTCGCAAGCCAGAAGAGCGTCTCGGCCCTATCGCAGACTGGGGGAGTCGCCACAGTCACTTCAACCGCCCACGGATTCGCCGACGGGGACGAGGTCACGCATGCAGGGGCCAATCAAGCTGGCTACAACATCACAGCCAACATCACCTACATCGACGCCAACTCCTACTCCTTCCCGGTCGCTGCCGCAACAGTCTCCCCGGCCACCGGCACGATCACCGCAACAGGCTCCACCGAGGGCTACTTCGACCTGCACTACTACGCCTCCGTTGGCGGCAAGGACATTGTCCAAGGCGGCACAGATGGCATCATCTACGAGGTTCTCGGGACTGCCCATCAGGACAACGGCGTATCGATTGATGTCACGAGCCGCACGGCAATCTTTGACGCCAACACTGCAGATCGCAAGGCCACAGGCTCAGGGGAAATCATCGGGGACAAGGTCGATGCGACTGGCCTCCTCCGCTGGTCCGACGACGATTACACCACGAGCAGCAGCTACCGCCAGATCGACCTTGGCGCGCACCGTGCTCGGATTCGGCGACTGGGAAGTTCCTCCCGGCGAAGCTATGAGATACGACACACGGCGAACACGTCGTTCAGAGTTGAAGCACTAGAACTTAAAGGAGAATAGCATGGCAGCATATAGCACAATGTCCTGGAATGGAAGAGATGGGAATACCAGCGGCCCGCAAGAAGGCGATACCTGGAGTCCAGAAAACGGTAACTACGATTGGAGTCTTGGTTACGGCAGATCGGTAAACCCCGGCTCAGTATTCAGCAATGGTCAGTGGGTTTCCCCCCTCACCTATCAAGCCAACACACTAGCTGCAAAGAAGCTCGGATTCGAGACCGACAACCTCGCCTCGCAGAACCAAATCCTCCAAGGTCAGATTGCAAACCAGCAGATTCAGAACCAGGTTGCCGGGTCTGCGGGTGGGAGGCTTAACCAGCTTCTGTCGAATCCGAGCAGCATCGAGCAAGACCCCGGCTACCAATTCCAGTACAACCAAGGCCTCAACGCGGTCAATCGCACAGCCGCGGCGAAGGGAATGCTTGGCTCCGGGAATCGCCTGTACGATCTGCTGAACTACGGCCAGGACCGCGCCAAAACCTCCTACAATGACCGAATCGGCCAGCTCGGCTCCTTACTCAGCAACACTTCGCAAAGCTCCTTCCAGCAGAACCAAGACGGCAAGAATAACCAATACCAGACCCAGCCTGGTGGTGGCGTATCCCTGAGTGGGAGATACTAACATGGCCTCCTTCGGACAAGTTCGCTCAAGCAGCGGTCGCCAGCTCGACTTCACCCCCGAGGGCTGGATCAATAACGAGGGCGTGAATCTTAACGCGGCACCCCAACAAGTCCTTCGCAGTGACGGCAGGCTGACCCAACTCGCCCCCTCGCAGGGGCCGGACCTGAGCAGCTTCCTCGAAGCAAACGGGGCGTCGATGCGAGACCTGGTCGACTACAAAGGGAAGAAGGCGTTTCGCGTGGCTGACGGTTACGTCTGGCAGAACCCGGATGGCTCCACCGGCAAGGCGACCCTTGTGAATCCGCAACAGGCTGCTCGCGACAAGATGCTATTCGACCAGCAGAAGGCGCAGGCCGAGTTCGAGAATCTGAAGGCACGGACTGCCGCCATTCAGAATCCCCGCGAGCCCTCCGCCCCCTCCGGCTACCGCTACACTACCTCGGGAGCACTGGAGCCCATCCCCGGAGGTCCAGCCGACCAGAAGGCCGCCACTGGCCCCAAGCTCACCGAGGAACAGGGCAAGGCGACTAGTTGGCTTGTGCAGGCTGGCCACGCCTTCGAGAACATGCAGAATGCCAGACAGCGTGATCCATCCTCAGCTCTTCCCGGCCTCCCCGACGCTATTGAGGCTATTCCCTCGATGGGACTGGGTCGCTCCCTCGCCAACACGATGCGCGGAACCGAGCGGCAGAAGTTCATGCAAGGGGCTGCATCACTGTCCGAGGCTCTTCTCCACGCAGCAACGGGTGCGGGCTTCAGCAAGGAAGAGGCGGAGCAGAAGGTTCGTGAGGTCACTCCGGTCTTCGGGGAGTCTCCGGAAACGATCCAACAAAAGATGGCCGCCATTCCCCTCTACCTAGACGCCCTGCGGGTTCGTGCCGGTCCTGGTGCAGCGAAGGGGGATGAACTCCTTGGGGTCAAGCCCCCGCCACCCTCAAGCACCGAGCACCAGCAGACCCTGTTCAACGCCAAGAAGGCGATTGCTCGGAACCCCGCTGCCCGCGAGCAAATCCTCCAAAAGCTCCAAGCAGCAGGCTACAGTACAGGAGGGCTCTAGTCATGGCAGCTTTGACGTTTGACGAGTTCACGCCCGAGGGGCAAGCGGCGCGCCCCGAAGTCTTGACCTTCGAGGAATTCGTTCCTGAGGCAGACAAGCAGGGAGTCTTGGGGAATGTGGGGATGGGAGCCTTGCGGGGAGTTGCTAGCATCGGAGCGACTCTGCTCCGCCCGGTGGATGCAGCCCTCAATGCGACGGGCCTCACGGACATGACGAACGAGGAACGCAAGCAAGCGTTGAACACGTTTTTCGCGGATAACGCGGACACGGATTCCCGCGCTTTCAAGGGTGGCGAGATTGCAGCCGAGATCGCCGGGACAGCCGGAGTCGGCGGGCTTCTCGGGAAAGGTGTTCGGGCAGTTGCTCCCGCACTGACAAAACTTCCCGCTGCCCTCGAGTCCTGGGGCGCTACTGTGGGAAGTCCCGGAGCCTCCCTTGTCGAGAAAACGGGCAATGCCGCACTTCGTATCGGCGCAGGGGCCACAGCTGGTGGAGTCGCCGCGGGTATGATTGATCCCGAGGGAGTCGGGACTGGTGCCGCCATCGGAGCCGCTTTCCCGGTTGTTGGTGCCCTCGCCGGACAGGCGGGAAAGGGGGTCGGCTGGCTCACCGACGCTGTGCGCGGAAGGCTTGGTCAGCTCAAGGCCGGACAAATCGCACGAGATGCAGCAGGCTCGAACCGCACCCTCCTCGAAGCCGTCAATGCCAACGCTCGTCCAGGACTGACTGCGGGACAAGCTGCCGCCAGTGTCGATCAAGACATGTGGCAAGCACTCGCCAAGATGGCGGAGCGGAATGACCAGACCAGCTTTTACCGGATGCTCAGGGATACACAAGAAGCTGGACGAGTAGCGGCCTTGCGCGGTGTCTCTCCCAACCTCGAGCAGGCTCAGGCCGCGCGGGCAGCTGCTGATGCTGTGAACTATCCGGCGGCGGAGGCGGCTCAATACACCACGGACGCCGCTCTGAACAAGATTGCCGCAAACCCCTACGCACAACAAGCAGCGAACCTCGCCCAAGACTTGATTAATGCAAAGCAGATTGATCCGTATGTCAATCCAACAGGCTACCTCAATGCCGTCAAGTTCGGCTTCGATAAGATGCTCGGTGCCCGCGGCGACACGGCCCTCGGAGGTGCGGAGCGACAGGCCGTTCAGCAGGTAAAGAACCAGCTCGTGAAGTGGATGGAGAACAAGAATCCACTCTACGCACAGGCCCGGGGAGAGCACGCTGCACTGTCCGCACCGATCAACCAGGCCAGAGTCTTGGAGGAAATGCAGAATGTTCTTCAGCGCAGCGGGGGTGGCGAGCGAGTCGGACCGTTCCTCGATGTAATGGGACGAGGCGAGAATGCGCTGCTCAAGCGCGCCGATCAGTCTGCTCGTTTCGGTGGAGTCGAGGACGTTCTGACCTCTCGCCAGCTTGCGGCCCGAGACCAAGTTGCCGGGGAGCTCATCCGGGATCGCACTATGGCGGAGAGAGCAGCTGCCGGGGAAGGGGGTCTGCGAAACATCCTCTCGGCTGACATCGGCCTTCCTCGCCTCCCATCCTTCCTCAACGTCCTGGCTTCGACCACAAACAAAGGCATCTCAGCGCTTGAGTCTCGAATCAACGCCAGCACGATGAACGCGATTGTCGAGGGAATGAAGTCAGGAGCCTCTGCCAACGAGCTCCTCCGGACCATTCCCGCAAGCGAACGGAGTGTTGCCCTCCAGTGGATAGTCCAGGGTGGGCCGCAACGCTACTTGGTCCCTGCGGCCGCTAGCCAGAGTGCCGAGTAATGTCACAGCTTCCTCTTCCCCCGCACCCGCCGACAGGGAACTCTACGTTTGATCGCTGGCTTATCCTTTTGCGCAAGCGTATTAACTCCGCAGGGCAGATTCTCTGGGCCTACCTAGACTTCTCCGGGTCGAATCTCACTGACCTCGAGACGCGGAATCACAACGACCTGCAGACTCTTCAGGGCGGGACAGCGGGCGAGTACTACCACCTGACGAAAGTGGAACGGGAAAGAGCCTTGGCTGCCTATCCGTTCTCTTTCCCTGAGGAATTCGACGAGCCCCTGTTTGTTCCGCACCAAGCCACAGACCTGTCGATGTTCAATGTCGAGAGTGGCTTCGTGGACAGCACGGCCAGTACCCTGTCGTTCGTCGACGGGACCAGGACATTCACTATCACCCCTGTCGGTACGATGTTCGAGGGCTACTCCTACGGACAGCGATTCGCGAAAAGCGCCGCAGACTCCCTCGTGATCTCGAATGACGAGGGGCTGCACTTCATCTACTACGATGCGACGGGGACGCTTCAGGAGCAGCTTAGCGTCACGGACGATCTCATAACCTCGAAGTGTTTAATCACTCTCATCTACTGGGATGCCACGAACGCTGAGCACCTTCTCCTAGGGAACGAGCGACACGGGCGGACGATGGACTCGCGGACGCATCTGTACCTTCACCACACTCGCGGTACGGTTTATGAGAGTGGCCTTGGCCTTAGCGGTATTGTGGCAGATGGATCGGGAAATGCTGCAGCCTCCGCGCAGTTCCAGGTAGCCTCCGGCATCATCTGGGACGAGGACATAAAGCTCACGATCACAGACGGACTGACCCAGACGCTCTCCCCGATAGCCCAAATTCCAGTCTATTACAAGACCGGAGCATCGGGCGCCTGGCGGAGACTCGCGGCGACTAACTTTCCTTTGGCCTACGGGAATGCCGGGACAAGGGCAGACTGGAATGAATTCACCGGCGGGGCTTGGCAATTCACCCAGGTCGGGAACCTTAACTTCGTCCTGATGCACTACTTCGCAACGAGCGACACGGAGAGCAATCAGATTATTGGAATCGTCGGACAGGCAGAGTACAGCACCCAAGCTCAGGCCCGAGCCGGCGCACTGGTTGAGCTAAAGCAGCTTGTTCTGGCGGGCCTTCCCTCTGTCGAGTTCGTCGCAATTGCCACGGTTATCTGGCAGACCAGCAACGGATACGCCAACACGCCCAAGTCTCGAATCCGCACCACAGACACTGGGGACGATTACATCGACTGGCGGACGTTTCGCCTCACAGCCTCAGGTAGCAGCGGTAGCGGGAATGAGTGGGGTCTGATTACTGGCACGCTCTCCGCGCAAACCGACCTGCAAGCAGCCTTGGACAAGAAAGCCGGGAAGGACCAAGTTGGTGCATACTTCACCTTTAATGAGAGTGAGGGTAACGATTTTCCAATCGTTCCGCAACAACCAGCAGTTGCTGCTTCAACCAGCGACCTCGACAAATGGGTTTTAATCTTCGCCGCTGCCCACGGCTAATCTGGAGGAATCAAAATGTCCGCAAACAAACTTGTACGTATCGGCCCGGTAGCTCTCACAACGACGCTGACGACTAATATTCTTAACGCACCGACACTGACTGGTGGAGTATCTGCCGGAGGCACCGCAAACGCAGCCACGTATTTTGTGCTACGCCACCTTACAGTCGTTAACAAGACGGCCTCGGCTGCGACCTTGAGCCTGTGGATCGGCGCTACGGGGGCGAACGCCGCAGGAACCGAGTTTCTTGGAATTGGGCAGAGTGTTCCGGCCAACAGCAAGGCTGAATGGTTTGGAGCATTGCGTCTCGATGCCGCCGACTTCCTTGTGGGTGGGTCTGGCACAGCAACGGCACTGACCTTCGAAGCCGAGGGTGAGATCGGGATTGCGTAATGCTACGGCTCGACGCGACAACTCGTAGTCTGGAAGTTGTTCTGGGTGGTGCAGTCTCGACCACCGAGGCAACTTTCCTGACGAACTGGGCGGATGGAGCGACGACGAGCTATGCGGGTGGAGCAACACCGGGGGTGACATCGGGTGCGACTCCTGTGACACTGGTTGCAGCCCCTGGCTCCGGTCTGATCCGCGATGTTGATTATGTCTCAGTGCGGAATCAGGACACTGCTGCGATCACAGCGACCGTTCGCTACAACGACAACACGACGATCTACCCGATTATTGCTGTGACTCTCGCCGTTGGCGACCAGCTTGTCTACACCCATGCGAATGGCTGGAGCGTCTTCCGGCTCGACGGGAGCGTGAAGAGCGGAACGACCGGAGCGCAAGGTGATCCAGGGAATGACGGCAGCAACGGCACGAATGGAGTCAATGGCAGCAACGGAGCCCCTGGCCAAGATGTTGTTGGAGGCTACGACTCCTTCGACGAAGACGGACTTGCCTTGTCCTACTGTGGAGCCGGTATCGCCGTTGCAGTTGCTGGTGGCAGTGGAGCCTGGGGCGGAATCACAGGAACACTGTCGGATCAGACGGACCTCCAGACAGCTCTCACAAACCTTTATGCCTTTGCGGCAGCGAATGGATAAATCATGTTAAGACTCGACGCAACAACACGAAAGCTGACGGCGGTGCTTGGTGGTGCCGTCACTACGAACCAGCTCCCTATCGTTGTTTGCTACTCCGACAAGACCGCTACGGCCTACTCTGGGGGGACGGCGGTCACAGCAACCAACAGCGGGACTCCGGTGGATGTCTGTGATGCGCCGGGAGCATCAACTGTCCGGGACATCGACTCGATCCTAGTGGTGAATAGCGACACGGCAGCAGCCACGCTAACCCTCACCTATGATGACAACTCCACGCCCTACACCCTCTTCAAGGCGACGCTGGCAATGGGGGATCAGGCAGTCTATGCGCACGGAGCTGGTTGGAAGATTCTCGATTCCGCGGGGAATGTAAAGAGTATCTTCTCCCTCCCAGGCCTGACGATCGCTGCAGGGAAGTTCGTCGTCATCAATAACTCCCTGACGCTGGGGGGAACCGACGGCACGACGATGACGTTTCCAACAGCCACCGCCTCCCTGGTCGGCAAGGCCACAACAGACACGCTGACGAATAAGCGTTTCACGCCGAGGGTTGGCTCGACAACGAGCTCCGCCACGCCGACGATCAACACCGATGACGTAGATGTCTATAAGCTCACAGCACAGACTGCTGACATCACCTCTTTCACGACGAACCTCTCGGGCACCCCCTCCGACAACGACGTGCTGATTATTGAGATCACCGGGACAGCTGCACGAGCCATAACCTGGGGAGCAAGCTTCGAAGCCTCCACGGTCGCACTTCCCACGACGACGGTCTCGACTAACATGCTGGCTGTTGCGTTCATCTACAACACAGCGACGAGCAAGTGGCGTTGCGTAGCCTCGGTCTGATGCCATGACACCTCTTAAAATGCTTGTCTGGATGATGCAAAAGGCGACAAAAACCACAACTGTCGAATATCTTGTCGTAGCTGGTGGAGGAGGTGGCGGTGGCTCGGATGGAGCCGGTGGCGGTGGCGGGGCAGGTGGCCTCAAAACAGCCAGTGGTTTTGCTGTAGCAGCTGGAACACCGATCACAGTAACAGTTGGAGCTGGTGGAGCGGGACAAGCCTCGATAGATACGCAAGGAAACGATGGTAGTGCTTCTGTGTTTTCTACTGTCACTGCCACAGGGGGCGGTGGTGGCGGCGCATACAGCGGAAAAGTCGGTAGAAACGGAGGTTCTGGAGGTGGCGGTGGTGTTTCCGACACACTTTCAATTGCTATTGCTGGCGGTACAGGTGTTGGCGGAGAGGGCAATAACGGCGGACTAGGTGGACGAACAGCTGGTTATGTTGGAGGCGGTGGCGGGGGCGCTGGGGCAGTTGGCACTAATGCTACATCGGGTCAAGGCGGCGCTGGTGGAGCGGGCATTGCTTCGTCAATCTCCGGAGCGTCTGTTACCTACGCCGGTGGTGGTGGAGGTGGTGCATCTACCCTATCAGCACTTCCAGGGGCTGGAGGTACAGGAGGGGGAGGAAATGGCGGCACAACTACCGGCAGTAACGGAACAGCCAATACAGGTGGAGGTGGTGGGGGCGCAGGAGCGGCAACAAACACCAGCGGCGCTGGCGGTTCAGGTATCGTAATCATTCGCTATCCTGATACCTTTGCAGCAGCGATCGCAACAACCGGCTCTCCAACTGTTAATGTTACTGGGGGTTATCGCATTTACACGTGGACGACTTCAGGGAGTATCACATTTTGACCCCCACGACATTTTACAACTGTGGCTGGAGGCCTTTCATCGGGTGGAGTTGCAGTGTTGCCCTAACTTACGCAATGCTGGTGGAGCCTGTCCTGCGCTTCATCTGCGTTGTGCTGTTCCGGTATCAGGGAGTGTTCCCCGGTATCGACAATGACCTGACTTTCCAGGTCGTGCTGGTAATGCTCGGCATCGCTGGCTTGCGTTCGTATGACAAAAAACAAGGAGTTGCAAAATGACAGATCAGTGGATTGTATGGCTTATCCAGGGCGCCTTCGCTGCAGTAATGATGGGGCTGTCCGCGGCCATTGCATTCATCCTCAAGGTCGTGTGGGAGGGGTTGAGGGAAGCACAGAAGGCTGACATCGACCAGTACAGGAAGATTACGGACTTGCAGCTCCACGTCTCAGACAATTACGTGAAACGGGAGATTTTGAAGGAAGAACTTAAGCCGATCAAGAGTAAGGTTGATCAGATTTTTGCGGCACTGTGGCAAGTAACTGACCGGCGCGGAGCCCACCCCCAACAGGAGGGGGATGAAGGATGATCCTGGAGTAACACCCGCAACCCGACTTATCCAAACCGAAAGGAGAAGCAAAATGATGGAACTTAACCAACTGCTCGATGGCATGACCGAGGAGGAGCTACGGCGACTCATGCAGCAACAGGGACAGGGAGGGCAGCAGTTCGCCCCGCAACAAGCCGCTCCCATGCAACTGGCAGACCTGAGTGGTCTTGTCGGTCCACGGGATGTAATGTCAAGACAGCACCAGATGGACTTGCAGCGCATGACCGGGGATACCCCTCCGCAAGCAGCCCCTCAGCCGGGAGCTTGGAGTGGTGGTGCGGACAGTCAGACCACGCAGGACTGGAGAACCAGGCAGGCTCCCGGACAGGCGGCAGAGCGCGAGCGTCTCATGCGTATGCAACGGGAACGGGCAAGGATGCTGCAGCGAGCCGGGTAACTATCGGGGATGGGGGTGAACACGTTATCGCGTTGAAACATGAACACCCCACCGGGTTAATCCTCCGGATTAAGCGCCTTCAGGCAGACGACTGGAGGCGTTCCCTTTTGGCTGATCATGACGTAGCCAGCTCGCACCGCACCCGACACAATCCCCTCGAAATCCCGAGCATCCGGGAAGGTGGCGTGGAGGACTCGATAGCAACTGTCGTAGGAGACTTCCCCGTGCCGGCGAACGAAAGCGATTAGGCGTTCCGCTTGAATAGCCTCTTCCGACTTCCCGACGAGAGAGAAGATCTTGGGAAGGTCGATCTCGAGAGTCGCCAGCATCATCTCCGCAAGCTGGTAGTCCTGCAGGGCGATCTCCAGGCTATCCCCGCGAGAGACTGACATGATCATTGCGAGCTTGTTGAGGTAGGTCTGCTTCCGCGCGAGATAGCCTTTGTGCCAGTCAGGCAACTCGGCTCGATACTCGTCTGTCCATAGCTTCCTATACCATTCGACTTCCCATTCCTCGGCTTCCTGGGTGAATGTAAACGGGCCACAGAGGTTCACGGAGATACGCTCGAGGTCTCGGATGAGTGTTCCCCGAAGGTCGGCGACTCCCGCTGGTGCAGCCTTTCGCGGTTGGGCAACGAGAGTCTCCTTCGCTTCGCCAAAGACGTAGAGGGTGCGAGAAGTCAAGCCCCCGGCTGTCGCGAGGTGGCTCATGTTTGTCGTCACCCAGGATGGTGTGGTGCAAGCAAGGAGGTTAATCCACGGAGCCTCGATGACATCGCAGCCACTCATCTTGGTCTGCTTGTCGTACTTCTTTTTGCCATCCCAGAGCTCGATGAACAGGTTCACCATGTCCTGGTTACTCAAGTCCATGAGACTTCCGAACTCCGAGGAGGCCAAGGTGAAGGCAGACATCGGGTGGAAATCCCCATCGTACTCGAAGGACTCGCAGGAAGCAGCGAACGACGTGACGAGGGACTGCCAAGTTACGGAGTCTGGCCCGAAGTGAATTCCCGGGACTTCTCGCAGCAGGTCCATCGCAATATCGGAGGTCGAGGATTTGGAAACAATCCCTGGGTCGGCGACGAAAACGATGTAGAAGGAGGGAAACCACTTGAACCTGATATTGTCAATCCAGACCTTTCGGCGCAGGGCTCCGGCGATTGCGGAGACTCCCGCGAAGAAGTGCATGATCTTGGGAGCCTCGGTTCCTCTGGTATACTCGACATAGGAGGTAAGCCAGTCATTCAGTTCACGCTTCATGCACACTCTCCCCAGGAAATTTCACTCGTCTTGATGCCGATGGGGATGATGAGAGGAATTTCGTAGGGGATAGGAATAAGGGCGAGTTCGTTGATACGCTGGAGACTCTGGGTACGGAGGGCTGTGGGGAATTGACCTGCAAGGGAATCGTGAACTTGGATGAGGACTTGAACGTCTGGGGCGTTGTCGTGGAGGGCGAGCCAGATGCGGTTGATCAAGCAGCCGACTGTGGACTGCGGAACCCAAGCCAGGGCCTCGGGGAGAATCCTGTCGAGTCTATCGAAGATGTGCCAGCGATAGCCGAAGCGGTTTTCGACGAAATGGTGGTGCTGAATCTGGTGCTCTGTCCGATCATGCCAGGCCTTGATGCCGGGGTGAGCAGCAAACCATGCGCGCTGTGCCCGGTCGATCTCGTGAACAGTTCGGCCAGTGTGCGCGGCGACCGTGCGCGCCCCACCTCCATAGTTCGTTGCGTGGCAGAAGACCTTGGCGAATTCTCGCTTGTGCTTGCGAGGGCCTCGGTGGTCGGGATACTTCGGATGTGTCTCGACAAGTTCCTCGAGGGGTGGCGGTTCCTGGCTGTCGATCCCGTAGACGTTAAGGAGGTGAATGTCGACCCCCAGTTGCAGAGCAGCGCGCAGCACCTCGTCCTCGGATTCCCACACGACTACCTGGAGATCGGCACGGTCAAGGTCAAGGTCGAAGAAGGTGTGGCCTGGATCAGGGATGTACATCGAGCGCATGTTCGGGAAGGAGAACGTGGTGCCTCGAGCTTTCGCCTTGCCGATAGCCTTGGACTTGTCGGAGGGAATGTTCTGGAAGTTACACCCGCCACCGAAGGCGTTCTTCGAGGACGAGAGGCGATAGGTGTAGGGTGCTGACTTCTCGGCAATGGCCTGTTGGCCTGAGTCCTCTGTCTTTGCGTTCCCGCCGATGTTGAAGGAGCAGCGCATCCGGCCATCAGCATCTGTCTGAGCGCGGGTGAAGGTGGAGAGGAGGACACGCATTGTGCGGATATCTGCGATCAGGGTAACGATTGGCCGGAGGATTGGTTCGCGTTTCCCGATGAGCTGGAGAGCCTCGTCGTCGCAGGTCAGGTGGCCGGGCACTCCCTTCTTCGCGCGGGTCTTGATCGGGATCTGCTGCAGCACGTTGTAGAACACATCGCACATCTGCTTCGAGGAGTTAATGTTGAGGGAAAGGCCAAGGAGGTAGTCGAGTGTGCGCTGACGGGTCTCGATCCCGCGAACGAGCTCTGCGTCCAGGCGGCGCTGCACCCGCTTGTCGACCAGCACTCCGTCGAGCATTGCCTGGAGAACGGGGTAGAAGAAACGTTGCTGGAATGCGTCGACTTCCTCCAACCCGAGTTGCTTGATGATCCGAGCTTCGGCCTCCCCAACCTCGCGGGTCCGCACACAGTCTTGGCAGTTGTAAGCCCATAGGGTTTCCTCCGAAGCCTTGAGATGCCACGTCGCTCCGTCGTCTTTCCAGTAAACATAGTGAGGGGAGTACATCGAGGACTGGAAGGCGAGGCTCTTCGGGAGGGCAACGAAAGCTGTGTGCTGTGCGATCATGGTATCCTGGCGCCCGTTGGGAATGTAGTGCCAGTGACGCCAAGTGTATTGTGCGTCGTAGAGGCCATTCTGCCAGCGGACTGCAACCTTCGGATGGGTGAGGAGGCGGCGGAGGAGGTCGACGATCTGGACCTCTTCCTCGAAGCTCCAGTAACCTTCGCGGTCCTCCACGCACATGAAGGGGATGCATATTGCGTCCTGGGTACTCCACGAGACCCCCGCACAGGCGATGTGACCTGCACGAGTTTCAAGGTCGAAGTCGAGCCAGAGTTGCTCCGGGGTGTTGGCATCCTCGAGGGTCTCGGCCCGTTGGAACAGCCCGTCGAGAACGTCGATGACGGCCTGGAACCTGGGGCGCACGATGAAGTTCCACTGCGGCTCGTTGTTGTAAGTCGGGAAGATGGACTCCTCGCGAGCGCGTTTCAGGTCATGAACCATGATTGCCCGTTTATCCCACTGAGACATGATCGACCACGAGGCGTAGGTGGGGATTAGCTTCCGCCCGGCGTCAGTCTTGAGCATCGAGCCCCGCCACTTCTCGAGCGACCACGCACCTGTCAGTGCCCATAGCACGGAGTTCCCGAGGGCCACGATGACGTTTGGCTGGACGGCCTCGATCTCCCGCTGTAGTCTCGCGTAGCCCTCGAGGATTTGGCGCGATACCACCCGGTCGCGGAGGAAGTCCCCGCCCATCTCCCGGCGAATCCGGTCCTGGTCTGTCTTCTTCTGGCTGATGGAATAGAGGAGATTCCCTTGCGGGGCTCGAGCATTCACGAGGTTTGTGAGGTACAGTTCCGAGCGCATGATGCCTGCCTCGTGCAGCACCCGGTTCAGTTCCTTCCCGGACTCTCCCTGGAACGGTTCACAGGCTCGCTCGTCTTCGAAACTCCAGGACTCCCCGACGAGCATGATTCGAGCGGTCGGTGGACCTTCACCTGATCTTGGCATTGTGTTCTCCCTATTTTGCGGGTTGGAGCTTATTCAGTTGTGCGAGGGAGATGCCATAGCCGAGGGCGGTTTTCTCAACCCCTGTGGCGAGGCACTTGAGCTCGGTGGCTGCGCGGAAGATGGGGCCGGAGCCGCAGAACAGGTCCGCAACCGCATCGCCAGGCTTGACGGAACGCCGGAGGAGTTCTGCGTAGACTTCCCAAGGCTTCGCTGCGGAGTACCCGAGACCTTCGCCGCAGGATTGGAGCGTGAAACAGTCCGGTGCGATCATGTTGACAGGCTTGTCTCCCTTCACCGCATAGACGATTGTCTCGTACTTACGCTGCGGACCTTTGTTGATCCACGGAGTGCGGAAGCCTGTCGGCCTGTTCCAGATGATCGGAGTGCGGAAGACTTCCCAACCGGCGGAGACGAGCTGGGCCTTCCACTCGGGGAACCAGTCAATGTCGCAGAAAAGGTAGAGGTGAGCCTGGGGCTTGGCGAGACGGTAGGCAGCGACGGGGAACCATTTCATGATGGCCTGGAGCGTTTCGGCAGAGTCCTCGTACTCGTGCGCGCGAGCCCTGCTATCGTCAGCTTCGCCGAAACCGTCAGCTCCGATACCGTAGGGAGGGTCAGTGCAGATCACGTCGAACAATCCCTCCGGCTGCTCCCTCGTCCATTCCTCGGAGTCCGCCTGGACACAGATATGGTCCGCGACGCTGTAAGTCTTTCCGGCAATCTCCCCGAGGCGCTTGTGGTAATCGGCCTGCTCCTCCTTCTTGAGGATGTTCATCGCCTCCTTCGTGGTCTTCGCCGCAGCGATCTCGGGCTTGTGCAGATGCTTCGCGAGGATAAGCTCGTTCCGGGTGAGGTTGTGCGCGGAGCCACGGTCGGAGCCGCGGACTTCGAGGGCGATGTCGGCGACGGTTGGCTGCGGCGCGCCCTTGTTATCCGCTTGCATCATGCGGAGCCTCGTCAGCTTCTCGGTGGCCTTGGCCTTCTCCTGCCAGGTGAACGGGACGCGGCAGTTATTCTCATCTACTTCGATCTCGAGACGTTGGAGCTCCGTGAGCTCGGTCCAGAGGGTGTGCGGGACGAGGCCCTCGATCACAGGTTCGCCGTCATAGGAGAAGCTCCCGCCGAGGGCATAGATGTCCTGGATTGCGCGGACCCGACGCTCACCTGCGCGCAGCACATAACATTCCCCGTCGAACTCGAGGACCGGAGCCTGGAGCAAACCGACGGACTGGATGGAGGCGATCAGGTCTTGGTTCGCATTCTCGTCGAACTCCTTGCGCTGCCGGCCTTCCGGGATTACGATGGATTCGAGGTCAATAAAACGTTTCATGGTGGTTCCTTTGGTGAGGGGGGAGGGTTACAGTGCCGCCTTCGCGGCCTGCTTTACGTAGGCATCCAGGTCCGACTTGTCGATAATCCACTTGAGGTAGGGACGTGGAGCATCCGCATAGGCGAGCCCCTTGTGCTTGCCGAAGGTTAACACCTTGGGGATTCGTGCGGCCTCGGAGAGCCGCCAGAGCTGTTCCCAGGAAGTGACGGGCGCCGGTGCGGTAGCGACAAGGTGCTTGAGAATCGCGAGGCAAACTTTGGCGTCGTCGTAAGCTGCGTGGGCATTGCGGAGGAGTCGGCGAGCATTCTCCGGGTCGATGAAGTAAAGCAAAGCGCCCTGGGTGTGGGAGTCGAGTGTCGGCCAGCGGGCACGAGCCAGGGCGAGAGTGCAGATGCGCCGCACAGGGGGCTTGCCGATGACTTCCCAGTCGAAGTCGACGTTATGCCCGACGAGGTACTCGCAGTCGGGAGGAAACTCAAAGGTCTCGAAGGAGGGTTCGTTGGCCAGCTCAGCCTCGGTGATGTGGTGCGTCGCCAGCGCTCCGTACTCGATAGCACAGGTCGGACGGTAGCGAGACTTGAAGCTGCCGAGGAGGGCGATCTCCGGCGGTGGTCCGACGTTTAGCAGGGCGATCTCAATCGGCTGCGCCGAGTGTTTGCCTGTTGTCTCAGTGTCAATGATAAGGGTGGTCATGGGGTCTCCTGCGCCGGTGCGAGAGTAAGTGCAGCCCAGAAGTTGTGGCGCATTTCTCGGTCTGTCTCGGATTCATCTGCCTGTCGGGGATTTTGAACGTGCCGCTTAAGCCATAGCATCTCGGCTTCATCCAATGTGAGTGTTACGCTTTTTACAATTCGGAACTCAGATTTCATGCTACCCTCCTATGGGGATGGAAAAAGGAGACAAGGGCCGAAGCCCCTGCTCCAGGAAAACTACAGCTTAGGCGCGGGTTACGCCAGCAACGCGCTCAACGAGGTTGTCGTTGTAGACTTCGTGGGAGACACGAACCGTAACGACTTGACCCTGGAGTTTGCGCGGAGAGAACACGTCGCCAGCGTTGTTCATGTTGACAGCTTCACGATACATACGCAGACGGTTGTTCTTCCCTTTCGAGTTGTCGACCAAACCATTCTCCGTCAAGTCCAGCATGATGCTGTCTTTCAGGGTAAGGGTGGCAGGCAGTTCCTTCGAGGCTTGCAGGTCAGCCGGAACATCGATCGAGATCGGGATGTCCAGTGCGATGCCGCTCTTCGAGCTGTCTGCTTTGCCGGTCCAGGCGCGGGACTTGGCTTCTCCGAGAACTCCTGTGTATTCACCGACCGGCAGAACTTCACGTTTTTCTGTGGGTTCGCTGAGGGTAACGTCGAGGAAGGCTTCCGGATCGAACATTGCGTTTTGTACTTGAGACATGGTGATACTCCTTCAGTTGTGATAAGACTGCGAAGGGCGGTGCTGCTAGGACACTGACTGCCCGGAATCAGTGAACACGTTATGAGTAGGTTACGCGAACACGTGCGGAGGCTCAGCGCCCTCCCCGGCTCGTCCACTTGTCCATGATTAGGGCAAAATCCGGCTTCTGCTTCGCGGCATAGGGAAGGTTCCGAGTCTTGAGATCGACGTTGTGAGCGATCGTATCCCAATACCAGTTACTCCCTTCGCGGACTGTGAATATCACATCGGAGAATAGGCCGGGGAACTCATCCCCCAGTGCCTTGCCAATCGCTTTCGTCATGAGCTGTGTCGTGCCTGTGAGCTCGTTGACTTGGCGCTGCACGTGAGCCGTGAGGACAAAGGTGCAACGGAGACTCTGCGTGAGGTAGCGAATCCAGCCGATTAGGTTTCCCTGCGCGACCTGGTAGTCTGCCGGAGACGCCGTGGTCTTGTTCCCAATCTGCATCCGGAAGCAAGCATTGGCAGATTCGCTGAGGGAATCATTGACAAGAATGCGGTCGGTTCCCCAGGTGCCGATGTTCCCGAACTTCTGCCCGGTGCGGTCGTCAGGGAAGTTGGCAAGGGCTTGGAGCACTGCGACCCAGGGATTATTCTTCGAGCGGTTGGGATCGATTGATTTCGTCAATGCTTCGTAGGAAAGCTGGCCGGTCTTGGTGGCCGCGTCGATCAGGGCTTCGAGCGTCAATGCCGGGGTTACGACCTTGTGATAATGAAGACACGGCGGGATAGGTAACCCGCGGTCGGTCCAATAGCCGTTAAGGGTCTCAAGTCCGTTCTCGGTGAACAGGATAAAGACCTCTTTGTTATGGGCCTGTGCCCAATCGACGAGTGTCCCAAGGGCGTAGGTCTTGCCGGTTCCGGGAGGTCCCTCAATCAGCACCTTTGGGCCGAGAAGAACCTGGTCGTTGGGATTGGTTTCGGGAGTGGTGGGGGTTGTCATGATGTTTCCTTTTCTGGTTGAGGTTTGTCAAAAGTTTCGAGAAAGTCTCCGAGGATAGCTTCACGAATCAAGAGGTGCTCTAGCTTGTAGGAGCCTTTAACCCAGCGGTTCTTCAGCACTGCGGCGATTTGCTCCGGAGACCCCTCATAGACGAGGACACGGATGAGGCGTTGGGTTGTCATGACAGGGTTCCTTTCGGGAGGATGAGGGTTGATCCGTGTAACAGCGGCTCCACCGTGACGCGGTAGGAAAAGTCGTCGCCCTGGCCCTCAATGTCAGCTATAAGGTGCTGTAAGAACATGTCAAGCTCTTGAGCAGTCTCGATCTCCACTGACAGGTCGTCTCCGTCAGGGGCTTTCAAAATTACAGTGATTTTCATACGAGTGTCTCCGGTTGGAAGGGAAAGGTGTGATCGGGGCGAAGTTTGCTGAGCAGCACCTGGATCTCGTGAAGGCAGACTGCAGGAGGCCAGTCCGGGGCAAAGGTTAGGGAGTCGGGGATTTCGGGAAACGGCGCGATGAATGAGCCGCGCTTCCAGTCAGTCCAGCCGACGAGAGTCTCGACAGGTGCCGGGTGCGAGGCACAGTGCCGGGCTTCGACCTTCCACTCGGGGAGAGCAACGTCGTGCAGGACACGGCCCCAGATCTCTCCGCACGCCGGGCAGAACAGCGCAAGGTTCGAGTGGCGGAAGCGGACTCCGGGAGCATGGCCGTTCGGGTCGCTCGCGAAAGTCGGGGGGATGTCCCGGCTGCCGAGGAAGGAGTCGCGAAGGAAGAAGGACTGTTTCATCTCGGCTAGTCCTCGAGATTCCCGTGGCGAGCTTCCCACTGTGCCATTTCGTCGTAGGCGTCGGCGACTCGCTCTTGATGCGACCTACGTGCGAGGCGTTTATCACGCTCGGCTTTGCGCCCGGTGAGAAGAGTCTGCCACTGTGCGGCTTCCGCTGCGACGAGACTCGCGCTGTCTGACTGCTCCGCCGGGGTGATGGCAGCAAGTTCTCGCGCAATCGCGTAGAAGGTTTGCTCCTGGTGGCGGAGGAAAGCTGTTTCAAGGCGTCCGAGGAGACGGACGTGTTCAAGTGAGATCATGTGATACTCCCTGGAGTGTTGTAGGATTTGGCGATCTGGGCCTCGATCTGCTCGACGACCTCGGGGCGAAGGAGTTCGAGGATACTCACCCGCTCGGTTCTTATGCTAAGTGTGCACAGTCCAATTTCAGGTTCTCCGCCCGGCCCGCTTGCCGGAGTGTATTCGTAGCCAACAAACCAATCCTGGCCCTTAAATCTAATTAGATCATATTTCAGCATGACAGACTCCCTTCTAAGTGTTTGGTCTCCTCGACGACGACCTCGGTCCGGTTGACTGGGTCCCAACGACGGCGCTCGTAGTCCGTGGAAAGCCACAGGTCGGGCTTGTCGCTCAAACAAACCTTCTTGAACAGACACCCGCCGAAGGCGTTGCAGCTTTCATCAAGATTGTAATCCCAATAGCCTTCTTCCCAGGCTGTAATCATGCGGCGTAGGTCGCGGTGGAGTTGCTCGTACCAGCGATCGATCATCCATTGGGGGCGATAGGTTACAGCCTGTTGCGTGTCGTACTTTGTCTTGAGGATGGAGACGCCGCGGACGAGGAAGCCCTCGAGCGGAATGCCGCCCTGTGCTGCGCCCCAACAGTAGCCTGTGAACTGTGCGCGAAGGTCCCACTGCTTCGACCACGACGCGCCGAGACTCGAGGTCGTCTTGTCATCCTCTCCGTAGCGAGCACCGGCGAAGTCCGCGACCATGTCCATCCGTCCGCAGTAGATTAGCGGGTTCCCTGTCTCGGGGTGGAGGATGTCGAGGAGCGGTTCCGCGAAGGAGAACTCGATTCCGTGGCGTTCCTCCGAGATGCGCGAGGGAACTGCCGGATCGCTCTCGAGAGGGTATTGGGAGAAGTAGTACTCGAGGGCACCGGCCATGCGTTCGCAGGACTTCGCGGATTCGGGAGGACACTCGAAGTTGCCGTAGAACTGGATCAGGGCGGCCAGGCCGACTGCAATAGCGTACTCGGCGGGATGGCCTTGCTCGTAGTAGGCTACGCGCGCAGCCTCGAGTCCGTGGGCATAGGCTCCGCCGGCGTGGAGGTGCACCGACTGGTTGCGGGGCTTGTAGTGCTGGAGGTACTCGAGATAACACTTCCTGGGACAGGAGACGAAGGCGCTACGGATCGAGTTATCAATGACCTCAGGGAAGGGAGGGCGTGTCATGGTGAGGTTCCTTATGGGAGGTGGGAAGGGGAAAGGGTTATTCACTCGGCTCGAGGACTTCCAGCGCGCGGAGGTAAAAGGCCAGGCGCTCGGCGTAACCGTTCAAGCCTCCGTTAATGCGCCGCGTTATGGTGCTGAAACTGGTGGCGTCGGCAAGCTTGTTAAGCTCCCGTGCGTCCCAGAACCAACCTGCGGAAGCAGCAGCGTAGTGTGGGGAGGTTAGGAGCCTCGGATGGAAGATCAGAACTTGGCGCAATCCGAACAGGCTCGCGGAGCAGTCACCGTAGTTGGCTCGTCCGGTGATCTGGAGCAGCCCCCGACCTTTGAAGCGCACTCCGTCACCGGGCTGTGTGTTCCCGAGATCGACTCGGCCCTCGTAGGCTTCTCCCGAGGCAAGCTCCTCCGTGTAGCGAAGGGAGCCGGATTCGTGGGCGATTTGCGCGAGGAAGGCTGCCTGGCGAACGGTGGTATTTATCTCGTAGCGTGCCATGGTGCTGTTGAGTGGCCCGAGGAAGCGTGAGGCTCGTGACCGGGCGAGGGGCATGATTTGGCGCAGCTGGTCAAGGGTGATGGGGATCATGTTGGCTTCCTTTCTGAATTTCTTCGGCTACTTTCACGTTCAAGCAAGACTGCCAATGCAATGGCGTTTTTCCCGAGGGCTTCTGCATCCGCTCTCCCTCTTCGTTCGCCTGCTTTGTAGGCAGCCTCTAGGGCATCTCGCATTTTTGGAAAGCGAGACAGTGTCGTTGCGGCCAAGTCACTTCGCTTGGTCCAGTTTGCAAATGTCATTGGAGGTTCCTTTCTTGGGTTGGTTATTCTTCACAGGCTTTGGCGACATACATTGCGTCAGGACGCCTATTTAGTGTTAGAGCGCTTCAAATACGCTTGCCGTTGATCCTTTGGCAATGCCTTGAATTCTTTTGGCGGAATCGTTCGCCCTTCAGCCACGCACGCCGCTTCCCACGCCCTCCAGTCACCAAGGCAAAAAGTTGCGTCGCCATCTGCAAACACCCCTATGCTGTTGGCTTTTCGTACAGCAACGTCGTGGAAATCTTCGCGTGACATTACAGCCCCAACCGGCCGAGCACTCGGTCGATGCCCGTTAGAGTGTCCTCAACGCACCGGAGTTTATAGCGAAGCTCGTGGAACAATGGCGGAAAATTTTCTTCTGCTTCGTTGGCTTTCTTATCGTATGGGTCTTCTGGAAGCGCGGGTTGGCAAACAGAAGCCAGCCGGCTCGCGAGACAGTCGGACAGTGCTTCCGCCCGCTCAACCAGCTCTGTCGCTTGCCGCAATACCCGCTCCGCGGGGGTGAGTTCTACATGAGCTATCTTTGCTGTTAGGTCTATGTTCATGATAGTTTCCTTTCTTGGTTGGTTATTCTTCACAATTTCTGGCAACATACATTACGGCATGACGCCTGTTTGGCGCTAGCCCCCACCGGCCACGCTTCGTGCAATCCGTTTCGTCAGCGGGTAAATCGTCAGGTCGCCCCACGTATAGACGGTGTAGCCGCGCTCTTTCTCGATCTGCTTCCGCGCGTCGGTTTCGTCCTTGGCGATTGCGAATGCCAGGCCGCTCGTGTAGTCGGGGCAGAATCCAGTCCAAACAAACAGGCGCAGCTTGGGGGCTAACCCTGCGGTCAACGCGGACCTTGCGCCATGAGCGTTCGTAGTCATTTCAATCGCCTTTCTCCGGCGCAAGGCCGGTTAATTTTGTGTTGTGCGTCAAAATCCGCCACGGTTCGAGCGCGATGAAAAAGCCGTAGCAGGTAATCTTGGTCAGCCCGGTATCGTCTGGATGTGGGTCAAAGACCATCTCGCCGTCTTTGGCAACGCAGGCATGGGTAACGTCTTTGCTGCGGCTGGTGTTCCCGGAAACCTCATGCCACAAACCCTCAATCCCGTAGGCGTCAATGTGGCAGTCGAAGTCCTCAACCATGCAGTAAGCCAACCCGAACGGGCGCAGCCAAGCGTTCATGTCCTTCACCCACGTTTCAGGGGTGATAAACAGCGGCACGTCATCAATCGGCAAGTGCAGCAAGGAAGCCACCACCGCCGAAAGGCAGTTTCCATGCAGGCCGTTGGCGGGGTCATGCAGCACAGTCTGCTTTGTCGGGGTCATTATTCTTTCTCCGTGGTTTCCGTTTGATGCCCAACCCGTCATTCCACCGGACGGGCGCAAAAGCAGCGCCCGCCTGTGAATTCAGGCGTTTGGGCGTCACTTCAGGTAGTCCAGTAATTCCCCGTCATATCCATTATCTTCAATGCACCAGGCGCATTTTTCGCATCGGTGCTTTCCGTCATCACCGCGCATTACCCTGTGGCGCCCGCAGTTCGAGCAACCGTTTTCCGGGTTTTCGTAGTCGCCCATCTTGGCTGCGTTGCGCTTCCTGAGCGCATCCTCTTCCGCGTACATTATGCTCTCCTGTTGGGAGTCTCCCCGATGTTTTGGGGAGAGTTCCGTTCGCTTACTGACAGACCCGCGAAGCGAGAATAGTGTCGCCCTGGGCCTTGGCACTGGCACAGATCGAGGCGTTGCTCGCGGAGACGCTGGCAACCTTGGCCGGAGGGGTCGAGGAGGTAGCAACGGGAGCCGGAGCCGGGGTCGCTGCTGTGCATGCCGGAGTCACACTCGCCACTTCCTCGTTCTTGCAGAGAAGCGCAAGGGCAGCAGCCTTCTGGCCAAGACCTGCCAGTGCGCGGGAGTAAGCACGGCGGTTGCACTCTGCAGACTCGACAGTCGAACCACCGGAGACTGCGAAGAAACCGTTACCTGCGCCGAAGGAGGCGGAGCCCAGGCAGTTGTCCGAACCGATGCTGGTCAGACCGGGGGCGCTGGCCGTAGCGGCAGGACGCGGATCATTGTCATAGTAGGACGAGAAACCATTACCGCCGGAGTTCGACGACGCTGAGTTCTTGTTGCTGTTGCGGTTGAACGAAGCCTGACCCTGGGCTTGACCTTGCCCCTGGAACTGGCCTTGGGCTTGACCCTGCGCCTGACCCTGCGTGTTGGTATTGACGTTCTCCGGACCGAGGATCGTTGCCGAGGCTGAGGTCGAGAGACAGAGGGCTGCGATTGCGATTGCGATGAAGTTGCGTTTCATGATGTTGCTCCTTGCTTGGTTCCGGGAGGATTCCTGCCCCGGATTCAGGTACTGCAGAAAAACTTTAAAGCGGCCAGAAGTACTGCAGGACTACTCCGGCGACTAAGCCCCAGCCGAAGCCGAGGGCGTAGTTGCAGACGATGTCGAGCTTGTCGGCAAGAGGCTTTTCGTCGGGTGCGCTGTGGCGGGGATGTCCAACAGACTGAACGTCGAGACTGCACTGATCAACGCCCCACGACCCGCACCAGCGGCCGTTTGCTCTGTAGTGATACTTCGTGTCGTTATTCCACAAGACCTCGAAGAAGTCTCCGTCGGTGGAGACTACATGGCCCAGAAAACCGTCATTGCGTACTACTTGCTGTCCGACTTGCAAGTTGATCTGGGTGCTGGTTCGCGTGTTCATTTCGTTTCTCCTCTCAATGTTGTTGTCCGCGCTCGAGGCGGAAGGTTATCTGGCCCTCGGTCGAGAAGTCTCCCGCCAGGCACTGACCGTGCAGCATGTCGAAGTCCTCCTGGGTTACAGTGATTTCGCCGCCAGCTCGCTGGATGAGACTCCCGAGAACGCGCATGATGACTGCGATCTCCGTATCGTCGTCTTGGATCATGCCGAGGCCTCCCCGTCCCACTCCGCTGCTGCGCGGAGGAGCTCAATCATCGGTATGGGGTTGCTTATCGCTGCCCAGATGCTATACTCCCTGTCACAGCTCAACGTGTCGTCTGCGAATGCGTCTGGGTCCTGGCGCCGACGAACCTTCTCCGCGCGGAGAGGGCAGCGTAAGCAGTCAATCTCCTCGTTGTTCTCCGTGTAATGGTAGCAAAGCGCGCAGGTTTGATCGTTGATCGCGAGCTTGTTGCCGAGGGAATCTGCGACTGTAAGGGAGAGCCCGCTGGCATCTCGATGCAGTCCGTATTCTTGTAGCACTCCCTGGCGCAGCCCTTCCCACTTCTGGATGGAATGCTCGAGTGCGTCTTCCTCGGGGCAGTCCTTGGCAGCGATAGGGTAGTAGCGCTTTTTCCAGCTCTCGAGGGTCCGCACCGTAGGAGCTGGCTCCTCCTCGGAAGCAAGCAGATCGTCCGCACGTCCGCAGCCAGGGAAGCCTGAAGCACAGCGACTCATATCCTCCGCAGCTAGGCCGCAGTAGGGACAAGGGAGTGGACTCTTGGCGATGAAGCTGCGGAGCTGGTCGTTGTCCTTCCGGAGTTCTGCGACCTGGCCGCGCAGCGCCGCCACTTCCTGCGTCTCATGCACGATGGGCTTGGTCATCACAGTCCCTCCAACTCGTTCATCATATCATCTGCGTTGGGCGCGATGATGGGGGCCTTGCGAGACTTGCTCGAAGCGGAGGCGATTGCTGCGGAGACCCTGCCCCCGCGCATGTGCTGGATAGCTTCACGGATAGCGGCCAGGTCTTCGGGATTCTCAATATCGAGGGTTCCATCTTGCTGCTTCTGGCGGAGAATGGCAATGCTTTGGTTGATTTCTGGTGTCATGTTAGTCAGTCCTTTCGTTGGCTTCAGGTTCGAGTAGGTCGCGCAGGTTGTCGAGAGTCGCCTGTTCGTGCACGGGTCTCCGGCGCTCGAAGAACTCTCGAATAAGCATCTCGATGAAGGCCTTGTGCGCTCCCTGGGGGACTCGGCCCTCGACTTCGGAGTAGAGGAACAGGTCCATTTGTGCGCGGATTGCTGGATTCATCGTGATGTGGAGATGCGCGTTAGGGATGATGGAAGGGGGGCGAGGCATGTCAGTCTCCTTTCGCGGCATAGTCGAGAATCATCTGATCGACCCAGGCTTTACGGTAGGTGTGGAGAGCCGCGTAGAACTCGTCGTCTGTTGCCTGTTCGCAGAATTCCACGTATTCGGGACAGTTGTTGCTAAGCCAGGAGTCTACTGGGCAATCGCCAGGGAAAAGCTCCTTGAGATCACGGGCAACCTGCGTGTCGAACCCTTCGCAGTTGTTGAGAAGGCAGCAGATGAAATAGTTCCGCTCATTCAGTTTCCGGCGGACACGTCGCAGTGCTGTGCTTGAGCGAATCATTACGCTACTCCTTCGCTAAGGTGCTCGAGAAAGAGTTCCTGCGCATCAAGGGCGAATTGGCGCGTTGCGGGGGAGTCGAACTCCGTCTCACGGAAATTGAACCAGCCACCGGCGGCAAGGACTCGAAGCACGTCCGAGATTTCCCAGGGGCGAGTAACGAACAGGGGCTGTTCCACGACCTTCTCGACGCGGACAAGCTCACAGGCGAAGCGGTTCACTTTTCCCTGTGCGTTCTTCGGCTCCGCGGTTTTCCAGACCTCGACCAGGCGCTCCTCTGTTCTGGTGCGTTCGGAGAAGCGGGCTGGAACCGGAAAGGTGAGGCGAGTCGCGCGAGTCGCGACGTGGTTGGCTGCTGCTTTCATGTCGAGTTTCCTTTTCTTAACATGGTGGTGCTGCGGAATGATGAACACGTTACCCGATGGAAACGCGAACACCGCTAAACCCTTCTGGGCTTTGGGGAACAGCCCCTGTCCGGGGGGAGGACGCCAGCGAGAAAAAGGAAGGAAAACTCGCTGGTGGGGCTGCTCTACAAAACCCCCTGCCCGAAGGCAGGAGGAAGGCACTACACCAGCCGGTTAGGCCAGTTCGCTCATCAGCGCATCGGCATCGACAGCCGGGGTCCTGGCTGCCTTATCCCGCTCGAGACGCTCGATAACCTGCCCAGTCTTGCTCGACGGGTTACGGAACGATGCGTACAGGGCTTGCCTCGTGAGCTTCTGCCCGGACGCCTCGGCTGCGGCGAGTTTCTTCTCGATGAATTCCTTGACTTCGGCCAGGGACTTGCCCGAGACTTCCATGATAGCCTTGAGTACAACGCTTGCACCGGAGACCGAGCCGCCACCTTCGGCGACCTTGTTCCAGTCATCACTGCCGACCAGACGCTGGTGCAGGGCTTCAACCGCCAGATACTTGTCTTCATCAGACATTGGCTGACCGTCTTTGTCCTTTGCACCGGCGACCTCGTCACCCAGCTTCTGGGCATACCCGTGACCGGCGGCGTACAGCCTGTGCTGCTCCGGCACTTCGGCCTTCAGGGTCTGGCCGTTCTTGAAGTCGAAACGGACGAACACCGCACCGTTCTCGAGAATGATCTCCTTCAGCATGGTGCGCTTGCCCGTGAAGTCCACGACTCGGCCATCTTCCATCGTAACCGAAGTGACCTCGACTACTCGCTTCGCCGGGGTTGCTGTTGGTTCCGGAAGTTCTGTTTGACCCGGATCGTTGCTCTCTACTTGGTCTTTCTTTGCCATCTTTGAATCTCCTTAAGGATTGACAGCCCTTTACGTCGGCGACTGTCTCTTCCGTGCAACCTGAATGGCCGCAGCGCAGACCCCCGCGAGGGTCTGGACTTCGATCACTCTTTTTTCATTATGTCTCCTAGCGGAGCCCTGCCCAGCACCGCCTCGCTCGTGAAGGCTTCCCGGAGCGAGTTCCCTTCGAGTGCTGCCCTCATGACTCTGAGCCGGAGTTCATCCACGCGATACGCATACTGTATTTGTCGATAGAGTGCCGCTTGGTCGATAAGTTCCCGGCGGAGCGTCTCCCGTTCGACCTCGACCCCGGCCAGCTTGTCCGCGAGCCTTCGGACTTCCTCGGACAATCCGTCTCGTTCGAGCACCGCAGTTTGCCGATCCTCGCGGAGCTGGTCGAGGAGTTTTCCGAGCTCCTCGTTCCGCTCCCGGAGTGCCCTGTTTTCCCCGTGGAGCTGCTCGAGAAGTTTTCCCCGCTCCGTATTTTGCTCTCGAATTGCTCGGTTCTCTCTGATCACCTCGTTGGGGTTCCTCGCCACGGGCAGTCCTTCTTTGAAGACCTTCGTCTGCGCACACATCGGACAGGGTGTTATCATACTCCACAGATGCTCACATGAATTGCTTCTCGTCGTCATCTCAATCTCCTTCCATATTCACAAGCTGCAATATTGCAGCAACTAATTCCCCGCTCACGACCTCGTACTCCCCGCAGTGTTCGCACAGACCGAGGAGGAGCCTGCGCTCAGTCATGGACTGCTGCGCGTGACATGCCAGGCAGAATCCATCATCGTCTTGAGCTGCGGCGTCAATTTCCCTTTCTGTGTATTGTTTCATCCCCGTAGCTTCCAGTGCAGTGGCACCTGCTCGACTCCGAGGAGTTCGTCCAACGCTGGTGCTTCCTCGACCCCTCGACACTCTTCCGCGAAGGCCGTGAGGCTCTCCCGTCCCTTCCGCAGCTTCCCGACCAGCCCATCATGTTGCACGGACTCGACTACGCAGCTCGCTCCGTTCGGCATGAACACAACTTGCTGACCTTCTCGCAGCTTCTTCATCTCACCACCTCGTTCGCCGAGTCATCCAGCCAGCTCGTATAATACGTCATATGCCCGGCCTTGAGGCGCTTGAGCAGATGTGCGACGAGTTCCCGTCGAAGCTGGCCGAGTACCCCGTTCCACACTGGAGACTGTTCTTCGTCTGTCTGTTCTTGAAATTCCCAGCTGCTTTCCAGTACTCGACTAATTGGGAATGAGCTCTCTTCATTCAACCCTCTCCATCCAACGCAAAGCCCGGAGACTACGTCGTACATCCGGTTTGCGGCTTTCGACATGCCTGGATGCTGTTGTTTCACAATCCGCTCGAGATTGTAGCAAATCCCACTATTCGGCATCACCGGTCCTTTGTGCTGGAGCCGTTCCAGCGCCTCAATCGCGATGTCCCTGATCGTCGGCCTGCGCGCTGCGAGCACCTCCTCCACCCGTAGCACCTCTGCGAACATGCGGAACGGCACTTCACGCCTGCGCAAAAACCTCGTCGTTGCGTAGTCCCCCCACTGGGCCAGTGATTTCCCCGCCCGGACTGCGGCTAGAGCTTGAGGCGTTGCGCCCTGTTCAGTTCGTGTCATTTCCTTTTCTCCTTTTCCACCGTTCTCGGTGTTCGTGAGGGGTCTGCCGTCGGTAGCCTTGCTTTTCTTCCCCGGACTTGTTTCCATTGTTACCGGGCATTTTTCGACAGTTCCCCGAAACCTTACGCGCTAGTGTGCAATTCCCAGTTCCACGACCCGTGCCACCAGCTCCCCGATCCAGTCCGCGAGCAGCCACAGGATCAGCACTCCGCACACGATGCGAAAGCCGACGAGACCCTCCTCGATGCTTCCCGCTTGCCTATTCCGTTGGATCATTTCCTTTTCCTCCATCTCTCGTCAAGCAATCCTACGCCAACTTCGGCTCTACGTCTGTCAGCACCGTGTATTCCAACGGCCCTTCTCGCCACTGCGCCGCTGGACACAGTCGAACAGGTATCCAGTGTTCCTCGGATAACTTCGTGGATTCGTTTTTCACCGAAACTTGAAAATGCCATACCTTCTTTCCTGCTTTTTTCGTACCCATTTCTTGCTCCTTCCCCTTTCGTTACGTTAGACTACAAAACCCGTTACCACATCAATCTTTCCCCGCCCCTTCCAGCATCCCTAGCAGCCTTTCCGCACTCGCGGCAATTTCCGCGTCCAGCCTTTCCTCCCTCTTCACATCCACTTTCATAACCCCTGCCCGTGTATCTCCTCTCGCGATCCTCGCGATCGTCTCCAGCGACACATCATACATCTCCTGCAGCGCCTTCCTCGTCACACCATTTGCCAGGCTTTGCCGGATCGCCAGCACTTCTCGGTCAGATAGTTTTGTTGCCATGCTGCTGCTCCTTGTCGATTCCGGGTTGATACGTTCATTATAGGGCATTACAACAACAACGCAAGGAATTCTTTTCCCCCGTCAAATCAATGGGTTACGTGCCCCGTTATCCCGTTCGTCTAATCCACGCCCCGTTGCCCCAACATCCTATGACAATGGGGTGCGTCGGGCGCGTCGGGTTGCTGCCACAACAACACTACAACAACATCATGACCCCCCGTCTATTCCGGTTTGGAAGGGGGGGTTGATCATTCTATATTAGAAAAAAATAATGTAGTAATACACTAATAAACACCCCCCTTTTCACGCGGATTTAGAGACCCCCTCTTGATGTTGTTGTAGCATTGTTGTTGTGCTGCCCCTACAATCAATTTGTTTTGCCCCGGCCATGCTACCCCCTAGGCTCGGTCACGAAAACGCCACACGCGACGATCCTACCCCCGCCACGCGACATCCACGCCACGCCACGACCGCCCAATTCGCCCAACCAAACGACAAAAAGCGCAACCCTTCGGCTGCGCCCTTTGCCTCACCGCGAACCGTTCGACTAACGCGGACGATCCTCCACAACCCTAAGGTCTTTCGCCGGACAATCGCATTCGCGTTCATCCGCTGCCTGTTGGCAGAAGAAAATTGACCGTGCGCCGATGTGGCTGATATTCTTGGTGCTCCAGCGAAGATCAGGATGATTCGCGCATGTTAGTGAGATGTGTCGCCCATATTCCGCGCTGTCTGTAATTCGCCCGTTTGTTGCCATGATAGCTCCTTTCGTGTTGGGCGCGAGCCGTTCCTCTAACGGCCCGGCCCCCTTCGCCTTGTTAATCGTCCAGTTCATCCATCATCGCGTCAGCATCGACGTCGGCATTCTTCGCCGCGGCAGCTGCCCGTTCAGCCTTGATGTCGACAATGGCCTTCGCCACCTGTTCGGTCGAACCCCACAGCTTCAAGCTTTCCTTGCGGGTGATCCCCTTCTTGGCTGCATACTTGTCGACCGTTGCCTCAGCCTGTTCCTGTGTATTCCCGTAGTGGCGCATAATGCCAAGGATCACGATGTCAATGCGACTCGAGCCACCTTCGCGACCACGGTTCCAATCACCACCGCCGTTCAGGCTTTCGGCTGCAGCCTTGATCGCGGCGAACTTTTCGGCCGGTGTTGCACCAGCATCTAGTGCCGCGGCATTCACCACTTTGCGCTGCAGGCCGAATAGCGATGCATAGACGCGCGATTCCGGCGACATGTTCGCCAACAACACTTCGACCTTACCCTGACCCGCAACTTCGAATGTCACACCGCTATGATCTTCGGCGATGGTCGTTGTGATAGTCCGTTCAGTTTTCTTCGTTGCCATGATGATACCCCTTTTAGTAGTTGGGCAAGTCGCCCCCGTAAGGCACGCGGTCAGCATGCCCTACAAGTGGAACTCGCGATTAGGCGGTGAAGAAGCTTGTGCTAATTGTGAAGTCAGCGTGACCCGCAACTCGGATTACGCCTTCAATGGCGCTTGCTGCTTCGTTGTGCGGTGTTTCCACTTCCCAACCGGCGAAATGGTGCGTATCGCCAGTGTTTTGATCGATCATAACAACGGTGTATGAATCGACGCGCTTTCCTGTTTCCATGGTGCTTTTCCTTTAGTGTTCGGGCAAATCGCCCCAATAGGATACTCGGCTAGAATACCCTATAAGTGGGACTTGCTAGATCAATCCTGCTATGATGTTCGCCGCGATGGTCAGCACAAGGCTGATGGTAAAGCCAATGAATAGGTAATAATAGCTCATGGTGCATTTCCTTTCTTGTCATGGTTCGGGATGGTACAGTCTTATCCTAGCAAGCGCCGTGCCACATTGCCCAGCTCCTTGCCCATATTCCCCTAACCCATTGATTATACACGCTTTATGGCTGCATCCTGATCCACCACGCTGCAGGCACGCCCCTTGCTTACATGCCGTAAAGCGTCACGTTCGAGGCGCAGCTTTGTCACCCAAGCAAGCATCATGCCTGCGCGCGCTAGTCGGGGCACAAGCAAGAAGCGGGCCTGCAGCCACCCCACCCCACCCCCCGGCTGGGCTTTTCTACCGGTGCTTAGGATGGGGTAGCCCCTCGTCTTTTTTTTTTGTTGCAGCCCTGGGTCTTTTTTTTTTTGTTGGGAGAGGGGAGGTGCAGGTTAGGGTGAGGGGAGGGGAAGGGGTGAACAGGTTATGGGATTGAAACGTGAACACGCATCCCCCGCGAGATCGGCATCCCCCGCAGAAAGTTCTTGCATTCCCCCCGGCATGGTCTATCATGGGGGTGTGGGGCGCGCGCATGGCCCCCGTCGCATCGCCTACCAGTTCCCCGGAGACCTCCCAGATGGCCGCACGACCCCCGAAGATCAGATACACGCACGATGGCGTTATTGACATGATCATTGCCGAGCCGCAGATCAGTCAGAACGAGATCGCCGCAAGGTTTGGGTACACGCCGAGCTGGATCTCGACAGTTATGACCTCCGATGCGTTTAAGGCGAGGCTCGCGGAACGGAAGAGCGAGATCGTCGATCCGGTGCTGCGGATGAACATGGAGGAACGCTTTCGGGCGGTCACGGAGAGGAGTCTCGCGGTCCTGATGGAGAAGCTGACGCAACCGGCGAGCTCGGTGCCGGATGCCTTGGCGCTTCAGGCTGCGAACCTCGGCGCGAAGAGTCTCGGTTTCGGGGTTCCACAGACCCAGGTGAATGTCGGGATTGACCTCAGAGGAGCGCTGGAGGAGGCCCAGGCGAGGCGAGAGGCGAGGTATGGTGGGCTGGCTCTTGTCGGAGCCCCCGGCTAATGGCCAAGGGTGATGAGGAGCTGCTGCGTGCTCTCCTAGACCCTCTGGTGGCAGACAACCCTCTCGAGTTCGTGCTGTATGCATTCCCCTGGGGCAAGAAAGGCACGCCCCTCGAGCGGTTTAGTGGACCGCGGAAGTGGCAGCGAGACGGGCTCATCGCCATGCACGAGCACATTCTGGCAATGCAGCAGCACGATTTCGACAAGGCCGAAGACTCCATGCGAGTCTACAAGGAAGCAGTGGCTTCCGGACGCGGAATCGGCAAGAGTGCCTTTGTCTGCTGGCTGACCTTCTGGTTCATGAGTTGCCGTATTGGCGGGACTGTGGTGATCAGTGCCAACACCGAGGCGCAACTTCGCACAGTCACCTGGGGCGAGATGGGGAAATGGCATTCCCTGTTGCTTAACCGCCACTGGTTCGAACTGTCGGCCACCTCCATCAAGCCCCATAAGTGGTTCGACAAACTTGTGCGGGAAGACCTCCAGCGTGGCACGAAGTACTACTACGCTGAAGCGAAGCTGTGGAGTGAGGAGAATCCCGACGCGTATGCAGGGGTGCACAACCCTCTCGGCCTCTTCCTGATTTTTGACGAGGCGAGTGGCATCCCGCCAGCAATCTGGACAGTCTCCGAGGGCTTCTTCACCGAGCCCGTTCCGGACCGTTACTGGCTGGCCTTCAGCAATCCCCGGAAAGGTAACGGCGCATTCTTCGAGTGCTTCCACGGGGATCGAGACAGCTGGCGGACCCGCAACATCGACGCTCGGACGGTCGAGGGCACTGACAAGACAGTCTATGAGGGGATTATCAAGAAGTACGGAGAGGACAGCTACGAGGCTCGTGTCGAAGTTTATGGCCAGTTCCCCGCAGTCGGCGACGATCAGTTCATCGGACGGGACCTGGTGGAGGCTGCCCTCAAGCGCGGGAGGTACGACGATCCAAGCGCCCCGGTCATCATCGGAGTCGACGTAGCTCGGTTTGGAAGTGACAAGACAGTGATCTGGGTTCGACAAGGCCGGGACCGACTCGCCGTCCGCTCCTACTCAGGCCTCGACACAATGCAGGTCGTTGGGAAGGTGATCGAGGCGATGGGAGAGTTCAGCCCCGCCCTCACGGTCGTGGACGAGGGAGGGTTGGGAGCCGGAGTGCTTGACCGCCTACTGGAGCAGCGCTACCGGGTCCGCGGAGTGAACTTTGGCTCCGCAGCCGACGACGCGGCCTGGGGGAACAAGCGGAGCGAGATGTGGGGCATGATGAAAGAGTGGCTGAAGGGTGCGAGCATCGGAAGCGGGGATTCGGCAGAAGACCGACACTTCGCCGACGATCTTGTCGGACCCTGCTACAAGGTCACAAGCAGCGGTGCGATCATGCTCGAGGCCAAGGACGCCATGAAAAAGCGCGGCGTAGCCTCCCCTGACAAAGCCGACGCCCTTGCCATAACCTTTGCCTATCCGGTGGCTCGCCTTCCGCAGGTCGCCGTAGTTCCCACCTATCGTAAAGTCGCAAGAAGCTCGCACGAGCGCAGCGGCAACTGGATGACGTAAACATGGATGATGTGACGACCGAACTCGACAAGACTGACGAAGACCCGCTCCAGGAAATCCGTGACAGGTACAAGGAGGCTGAGGAGTACTGGAGTGACAACCGCAGCGCGGCACTCGAGGACATTCGTTTCGGAGCCGGCGAGCAGTGGCCCGAGGAGATCATAGCTCAACGGGAACGGGACCAACGTCCCTGCCTCGTGGTGGATAAGCTCAACCAGTACATTCGCCAGATCGTCAACGACGGTCGGCAGAATCGTCCAAGCATCAAGGTTCGCCCGGTGGATTCTGGCGCAGACATCGAAACCGCCAAAGTCTATCAGGGGATCATCAAGCACATTGAAGAACGCTCCGGAGCCGACGCAGCCTATGATTGTGCCCTTAACGGCGCTGCCACCAACGGTTTCGGCTTCTTCCGGATTCTCACCGAGTACGCAGGCGATGAAACCTTCGATCAAGACCTCGTAATTAGGCGTATCCGTAATCCCTTGTCGGTGCTAATCTCCCCCGGCATCCAGGAAGCTGACGGCTCTGACATGCGCTACGCCTTTATCGTGGAGTCAATGCCCAAGGCAGACTTCAAACGAGAATACCCGAACAAGCTCCCCGAGGATTTCGAGACCAACGACGCATACCGGGATTGGTTTGGAGACGAAGTACTCGTCGCCGAATACTGGTGCGTCAAGGAGGAACAGCGTACCCTCTACCTGATGGAGGATGGCGCCGTCCTATCCAAGGCCGATTTCGACTCACTCGGGGAGCTTGGCCCACAGTCTCTTAAAGAGAGCCGGAACATCCCGAAGCGCACAGTCATGCGCGCCAAAGTCTCGGGCGCAGATTTTCTTGAGCCCCTGACTGAGTGGCCCGGAAAGTACATCCCGCTGCTCATCATCCTCGGAAACGAGACGGATGTGGAGGGCAAAGTCAGCCTCTCCGGCATCATCCGGCCCGCCAAGGACGCTCAGCGCCTCTACAACTACGCCCGGTCTGCCTTTGCAGAGCGTGTTGCTCTCGCCCCGAAGGCTCCCTGGGTTGCGGCCGAGGGTCAGGTCGAGGACTACGCCGACGACTGGAACACGGCGAACACGAGCAATCACTCAGTCCTTCGCTACCGTCCCACCAGTCTCAGCGGCAAACCCGTTCCGCCCCCGCAACGCACCTCGGCCGCAGACGTTCCTGCCGGATTCTCGCAGGACATGCAGCTCAGCGAGCACGACATCCAGGGCGCGATCGGTATGTACGCGGCCAGCCTCGGTGCACCAAGCAACGAGCGCAGCGGCAAGGCCATCATGGCTCGCCAGAAGGAAGGCGACGTCGGAACTTTTCACTATCACGACAATCTCAACCGGGCTATTCGCCATGCAGGTCGCATTCTTGTCGATCTCATCCCGAATATTTACGACTCGAACCGCGTAGTTCGCATCCTCGGCTATGATGGTGCTTCCGACAGTGCCGAGCTAGATCCCAATCTCCCCACAGCCAGCCAGAAACAGGGCGTCAAGACACTCTACAATCTCGGTGTCGGCACCTACGATGTGGCTGTGAGCACCGGTCCAAGCTACAACACACTGCGGCAGGAGGCCGCCGAGAGCATGGCCGAAATGGTTCAGGCGAACCCCAACCTCATGGGAGTCATCGGCGACCTTCTCGTCAAGAACATGGACTGGCCCGGAGCCGACGAAATCTCCGCCCGTCTCAAGCTAACCCTCGCGCCCGAGATTCGTGCGGCTGAGCAAGCGGGCAAGGACATTTCGCCCGAACTGCAAGAGGCCCAGGCCGAGTTCCAGAAGCAGCTCCAGGAAAAAGACCAGATGATGGAGCAGGCTGCGCAGAAGATCGAGGAACTGCAACAAGAGGTGGACAAGAACACCGAGGCGAACAGCCTCAAGCAGGACGAGATACTAATCAAAGCCGCCGACACAGAGATCAAAGCCTACGCAGCAGAGACCCAGAGACTGAGCGCCGTTGCTGCAGCCATGACCCCCGAGCAAATCCAACAAATCGTGCTGCAGACGATTCAAGACCTCATAACGCCGCAAGAAAACCCGCTGGAATCCAGCACGGCCAACACCCCGCCGGAAGGGGTGGAATCTCCCATGGAGTAACAAAATGGATATTGAAACCCCCGAAGTTGAAGAAACTGTAGTCGCTGACGAACCGATTGAGGCGCAAGCCGAGGAACAGGTTGAGGAACGGGTCGAGGAAACCAAACCCGCCCCCGAAGCTCTTCCCCGTGGAGTGCAGCGCCGTATTGACCGTGCCGTTCGCCAGAAATATGAGGCCGAAGCTCGCGCCCGTGAGTTTGAGGAACGTCTCGCCGCAATCGAGGCTCGCCAGCTGCCTGCGCAGGGCGCTGAGCCGACCATCGACAAGTTCGACAACTTCGACGAATATGTAGCGGCGAAAGCTGCGTACATAGCCAAGCAGCAGATCGAATCTACGCTCACTGCGCGCGAACAGCGCCAACTGGCGGAACAGCAGGAACGGGAGCAAGCTCGCGCCGTTTCAAGCTGGAACAAGAGGGTTGCACAAGCCACGGTTGAAATGCCGGATTTTGAGGAGGTTCTTTCCACCTCCGACCTGCCTATGACTCCGGCCATGCGGCAGACGATTTTGGAGAGTGATGTTGGACCGAAACTGGCCTATTACCTTGCAAATCATCCAGACGAGACGGCTGACATTGCCGAAATGTCCGGGACGGGTGCGATTCGCGCACTCGGAAGACTCGAGGAAAGGCTACTCGCCAACAAGCCGGCAGTTAAAACAACCAGCACAGCAGCGCCCATTTCCCCTGTCGGAACTCGCGTCTCGGTCAAAAAAGACCCTGGCAAGATGTCTGATGCGGAATACGAAAAATGGCGCAAGTCTGCGTAACCCTTTTATTCTAGGAGATTCATAGCATGCCAAACACCTTAAAGTTTATTGATATGGTAGCTCGGGAGGCGCAAAGCATCGCCCACGAGAAGGCTACCTTCATCGGCACGACCGACCTGCAGTATGACGACAGCTTCGGCAAAAGCGGCGCCAAGATCGGTTCGACCCTCCGCGTCCGCAAGCCGAATGAGTATACGCGGCGTCAAGGCTCCCGTGTCATGGACGTTCAGGACCAGGACGAAGAAACCCAGACGATCACTGTCGCTACTCAGGACGGTGTCGATATGCGTTTCAACTCTGCGGAACTGACCCTCGACACCGACAATGTGACCGAGGTTGCAGCCTTCAGCAAGCGTTACATCGAGCCGGCTGTTGCTGTGCTTGTCTCCGGGATCGAGGCGGATTACCTGGCCTTCGCGACCAAAGCTACGTATAATGTGGCAGGCACTGCAGGCACCGCTATCAATTCGCTGGTGGCTCCCGGCGCAGCTCGTGCCAAGATCAATCAAGGCCTGGCTCCGAAGGACAAGCGCTACATCCAGATGGACTCGGTCACAATGGGCGGTCTGGTCAATGGCGTTGCTACCTACTTCAACCCCTCGAACGCAGTCGCCACGCAGTATCGTGAGGGGATCGTGGCTCGCACAGCCATGGCTGACTACTACGAGAACGAGCGGATTTGGACCCTGACGCACACCGATGACGTGACGGCGGATACGGATGCAGCAGCCCTTGTGACCGATGGTGGTACGACACTGGACATGCACACCCTCCTTCCCGTCGCGAAGCAGACAATCGGTTCGGTCTTCACCATCGCCGGAGTTTACGCTTGCCACCCGGAGACGAAGGCAGCCTATCGCCACCTGCAGCAATTCACCATCACGGCTATCGGTGCGACGGTTACGACCATTTCTCCTGCCACCTATCTCACCGGAGCAAGAAAGAACGTCGTATCCTCAACAGGTGCAGACCTGGCAACAACCGACTTCAACGCCAAGGCCCTGACCTTCGTCGGTGCCGCCTCCACGTCCTACGCCCAGCCTCTCATGTACCACAAAGAGGCGTTCCAGTTCGTTACCGCTGACCTCCCCCTGATGGAAGATGCACTGAAATGCACCCGCCGTGTCAAGGATGGTCTGTCGCTGCGTTGCTGGATGGCTTCCGACATCCGAAACGATGAGTTGCTCATGCGTATTGACATCCTCTACGGCATGGCAGCACTTCGCCCGGCGTGGGCTTGCCGCATGATCGGCGCAGCAGGCTAACACCCTAGGGGGCGGCAATCACTGCGCCCCCAACCCATCTTTCCACAAGGAGAAACAAATGGCAACATACGAGCAAGTAACCTACAACAGTCCCGACGGCGCTCAGATCGGGAAATCTGCCACCGAAAAAGTCGGACTCTACGGCGCCGTTCCAGTCGTCCAGCGTCCCTACAGCTCGGCGGTCCATGCAACAGCTGGTCTCGCCTCTTCGGCCGACTTCGGCGCTACCCAACTGGCAGCAGTCCAGGAAATCCAGAAGACCCTGATCGGTCTTGGTGTCTGGGCAACTGCGTAACCTCCCAGTGCGCAACGTCAGCCGTCTTGACACTCCGCCAACCTTCCCGGCCCGTCCCATTGCGGACGAGTCTGGGAGGAAGGTGGTTTTTTGCGTTCCTACAATCACCAGACCCTATCCGGTCTTCCTCGACGCTCTGGCCGCTTCCATCCCCCTTATCACCGAGGCTGGATGGGAGGAGGGTGCCGTCTATCAAGTCGGCTGTCCCTACATCAGCGCCGCCCGTTCCCTCATGCTCCGCAAGGCTCTTGACGCCAAGGCCACAGCCATTGTCTTCCTCGACCACGACCTATCCTGGGAACCGCAAGACCTCCTTACCCTGCTCGAAACAGAGGGACCTGTTGTCGCAGGCACGTATCGGTTCAAGGCCGAACCAGAAGAATACATGGGCGCACTCTTCCCCGGACTCGACGGCACACCGATTGTCCGCTCGGACGGCTGCCTCAAGGCTCACAGCATCCCGGCAGGCTTCCTCAAGGTCACTCGCGAAGGGGTCAATACATTCATGCGCGCTTACCCCGAGCTCCTCTACGGTGAGCCTTCCGGCCCTCTGGTCGATCTTTTCAATCACGGAGTTATCGATGGAATCTGGATGGGTGAAGATTACGCCTTTGCAAAGAGATGGCGTGAAAAGTGTGGCGACATTTGGCTCGTACCTGACCTTAACCTCACCCACCATAGCCCGACTCAAGCCTATCCTGGAAACTTCCACCAATTTATGCTGCGTCAGCCCGGCGGCTCCGCCGAGCCTCTCCCCTCTCCTAAAGGATAGATGACACATGGCAACCGCACAAACAATCATTGATCGTGCCCTCCGCCTGCTCGGACAGACCGAATCAGGAGAAAGCCCGACGACAGAGGAATCCAACGATGGCCTCGTTGCTCTCAACGCGATGCTCGAAAGCTGGCAGACCGAGCGCCTGATTGTCTTCGCCTACGTGGATACGGCTTTCACGCTGAGTGCCGGAGACGGCTCCTACACCCTCGGGCCGAGTGGGAATTTCAACCTCACACCCCGCCCTTCTAAGCTGGAGAATTGCTTCATCCGCGCGAGTGGTATTGACTATCCAGTGGAACTGGTGGGACAACATCGCTGGTTCGCAATCCCGGACAAGACCACGCAGAGCGACATCGCCATTCTCGCCTACTACGAGCCGACACTCCCGACCGGCACCCTGCAGCTCTGGCCGGTGCCCAGTGTCGCTAACTCCCTCCACGTTGTGACCTGGTCTCCAGTCAGCAGCCTCGCAACCCTCGCCACGACCGTTTCGCTTCCCCAGGGCTACGAACGCGCACTGGCCTACAACCTTGCGGTCGAAATTGCTCCCGAGTACGAGACAGAAGCGTCCGGAACAGTCCAGCGAATCGCCGGGGAATCCCTTGCAATGCTCAAGCGCGCCAACCAGCGCCCGATGCTTGCTTCGGTGGAACTCGCCATGCTCACCGGCGGTGGCCGCTCTGACATCACCAGCGGAGGCATTGTGTCGTGAGACTGAAGCTCACCGCCCCTCTTCGCAGCCGCGACGGAACCCTCGCCAAAAGTGCGGGGATGAAGAACGCACTGGCGGAGCTTCACGGGGATAAGGTGAAGCTGGTCAAGAGGCCGGGACTGGCCATACTGTTGTCTGGAAGTGCCATGACCGGGCAGGGATGTATTGAGTTCGGGGGCTTTCTCTTCAATGTTTCCGACGATGTTCTACGCAAGATTATCGTTTCTCCACCTTCCGCCAGCACAACTTGGACACTATGAGAATCCCCCTTTACTCCACGCTCGAATCCCGCGACGGGACACTGGCCGCCGATGCGAACCTCAAGAATGCACTGGTCGAGGTCGGAGAGGGTGACGGGACAATTCTGGTCGTGAAGAGACCGGGGATCGCACTCGGCAGTGAGACGGTCACTGGGGGAACTCCTCAAGGTATGATTGAATTAAACGGCGTGGCATACTCGGTGGTTCAGGATTCCATCTGGAGGCTAGAGCCGGGAGCATCCTCTCCCATCCCCGGAGGCTCGTTCGGAGCTACGGGAGCCTGGAATCTTGCAGGAAGTACATATTCAGGAAATTGGTCTGAGGATGGAAGCTATGATATAGGCGACAGTGTCGCATTTTGGGACCCCTTTGCCGAACTCTGGGATGAGTATTTTGCCGATGCTTTTGAGCCTCCGGTTTCTCCTGTGTTCGATAATACGGGGGGATATATCGGGAATGTTCCGCAGTTAAAGGGGTCATGGTTTTGGAGTCCGAGTCCTCCTGGAACTGAGCGTTTTCGGGCGAGTAGAGGAGCCTATACCAGTCCTTTTTGTGCTAGTGCCGAAGCGGCTGGGTCACTTGCTGTGTCTAATGGGGGCTGCGGCTTGGGGACATCTGCTCCAAGTTGCCTAGGCGATGCTCGTGTTGGAATGTACTCTGTCGGAACTTTTTCATCTGGAGCTATCGGAGCCACGGCTGACATCATTGGGTTTATTGCTTATGTCAGTGGTGGGTCTGAAGGCCAGATTGTTGGAGGTCAAATTCTTGGCACAGTTGTGAGAACCGCGCTATGAGAATCCCTTTTACTCTACTCTCGGCGCAGCACAAGACTCTGCCCATTTAATTCTCGCTTAGGACCCACCATGTCCATCACTGTTCCTAATCTCCCCTTCCAGTTTGTGCTCCAGGACTCCGCTTCCGGAGCAACGGGCTTCATGTTTAAGAGCACGCATGATGCCTTCATCTTCGACGGAGTCGCCAGCACGGTTACCAAGATCACAGATGTCGACTACCCGACTGTGACTGTGCCTGGGGTCGCCTTCCTCGACGGCTACTTCTTTGTCATGGACGCAGCCGGCGTGATTTAC